TACTTTAGCATTACCAGTTTGATATTTAAAATCAGGTATAAATCGTCTAACAGCCATAAAAAACTCACCATCTCCTCGATAATCTGCAACACCTGTTTGTTGACCAAGAGCACTACGTCTAGATGTTATATCCCAGTCTCCTGATCTAATAAATGCAGGAATAGCTGTCGTTGCTGTACTGTTAACTTGATCTGTGCCTTGTTCGTGTTCGTAATAAATACTAGCACCATATTTGTTTGTAATTCCTAATATATCAGGAAAGACTGGTGTTAATGTATCATCGTAATCTGTAGCATAAGGATTATCAAATACACTCTGATCTTGATAAGTTGTTCTATCTAGTGATGATGTTGTCCAACAATTTTCTGCATAATTATACGTTACACATCTATCTATTTGACTAGATCCATCTTTTGGATAAAACCAATTTACTTCTGTATATAAATTATTTGATCCTGCAAAGATAACATCTCTAGAATTAAAGTTTAATCCTAAATTATCTCCGTCTGTGCTAAATACAAAATCTTCTACAAGTGATGGTAATGATTTTACTGTACCATCAAATACAAAAAATCCACCTTGCGATCCCATCCAAAACACAGCACCGTTGACAAATGTCGCTGCGTGTTGAGAAATACATCCACAGTTT